ATGCCTAGAACCAGTAAAAATAAATTTGAAATAATAAATGATGAGATTCATATAAGCAAAGAGGGATGGCCTCTGATTGGCCTCACAACCTACAGAGAAGACTACTATGAGGAATTAACATCGAAGACTTGGACATTAACAAAAGCAAACAGCGAAACGGATGACAAAGGTTATTTATCAAATAAGACACTTGGATTATTGCATCGCTATATAGTTGCAAAGTGGTATGGACAGGATGTCTTGGATACTATGACACAAAAAGGGTTTGTAGTAGACCATTTGAATAATAATCATACTGACTGCAGAATATCCAATTTGGAGTTTTTGAAAAAAGCATATAATACGGCTAAAGGACAAGCGTTTGATGTTGATTCAAAAATGATGGAACATCACATAGCAGTTAATATTTTTAAGGATTTTTCCACAGGTTGTTATCAAATTACGATTGGCTGCAATGATGATATTGTTGGTGAAACAAAGGATGGAAAAAAATATCACATTACAGCAATCATGCTTTTATACGATTGTGATTACTCTATTGTAGTAAATGATGCAGAGAATATCCTTCGTATATATGAAACCGAAGGTCGAATTGATGTAACTAAGACATATGCCTGCGATGTTAAGGTTAGAAAAGCAATAGATATTCAATTGACTGAAGAAGAGAAGAATGGAGCTGTTGTAATTAGAGATGGAATTCCATACCTAATACTTGGAACGGGTAATACATTTCTGAATTCAGTGCATTTTGAGAAAGGTTGGCAACCACCTGAAAAGAAATAAATAAGGCTCCTCATCACCGGAGATTATCCAGTGGTGAGGAGCCTTCGTGCGTCTATGGAGTTATGCGTTAACATCGATGCTAACGCCTGATTTCAGTTCAACGGTGATGCGGTCATTCCAGATGGTTATCTGCTTGACCTAGCGTCGCACCAGTGACTCATCGAACTCGGTGAGGTGAACGGTCTGCTGTGAGATGTAATCTTGCAGGTCGTTGATTCGCTTTATTTGCTCGTCCCTTACGGCGGTGTCGACGGTGGTTTGCTGGCGGAGTTCTCGGAGCCTGAAAATTTCATCGGCAATCTCGTCGTAGGCTTCTTTGCTCTGGGCTTTCCGGATAAGCTCTTGCTGCAAGGCCATCAGCTTCTCGTCGATGTTCTCAACGGAAGTGGCTTGTGAAGCTCGGATGACCGAGGCTATATTAAGCTGCAGTTGTGCCTGATAGCTACTTTTGTCTCCAAGCATCTGGTTGATTGCTTTGACGACGGCATCCTGTAGAACCAGCTCATTGATGGTTCTTGCATGGCACTCCAGTCCGGTAGATTCCAGCCTGCTGATGCAGCGCCAGACGATGGACTTAACACCTCGGTTATTCCAGTGGAGCCTGCGGAACATTTCACCGCATTCGCCGCAGATGACGATTTGTGAGAAGCAGTGGTTGCAGCTGTAGCTGCGCTTCTTACCATTGGCGCTGGTCTTGACCACTCGTCTGCGGACCAGTTCTTCCTGAACCTGCAGGTAGATTTCCTTCGGAATAATGGCTTCGTGGTTATCTTCCACATAGTACTGAGGCATGAGTCCGTTGTTCTTAACTCTGGTTTTATTCAGAAAATCGGTGGTGTAGGTCTTCTGGAGGCGGATGTGGTATACCGCATAGCGGATAAGATAGAGAATGATTTTCCCTACGTTATAAATGATGAAGCCATATACCGCTACAAAAAAGGTGTATGCGATGACGTTAGCAATAAATAGATTTAAGATTTCTGTAAATTCATTCATAGATTGTCTCCTTTTGTCGAAAGATGTGCTGACGGCAGCAGAACCACCGCCAGCAGGTTGATAGATTACTTAAAGTCCTTCATGCGCTTTTCGTGGTATTCGAGATCACGCTTGTCCTTTTCGAGATCACGCTTTTCGCGTTTGTGGTCATTGATGATACTCTGAATCATAGAGACTGCAGTAGTAAGGCCAACACACGCGAAGCAGCCGATACAGATGTTTACAAGAATTGTGCTAATCATGATTGTTTCCATAGTTTGTCACCTCCGTTAGTCAAGAAAATCATCATCGTCATCAGTTGCAAAGTCAGATTCAGCAGAAGCCTTACCACCAAGAGGCTCACCATCACGAATCTTCTGCAGATTGTTAAGACCGCAGGCGATGCCCTTATTACCAGAGCTGTTGAAAGCATAGAAGCTGATGCTGGCACGACCGTAGACTCCAGAGTAAACCTCAGAACGAGTAAGGATAGGATTGCGGTCTGCATCTACGATGCCCGGAGCAGAGGTCGCGTTAGCATTCACAAAGTAGCTGCCAGCGTAAGCAGGGTCATCCGGTCTTTCAAGATCGCCATCACGAAGAGGAATCTTGAGTACGGAAAGAGCTGGTACGGACTTGCCGTTGCCCTTGAGCTTGGATTCACCTTCACGATATGCAGCCTCGATAGCAGCTTCAATCTTTGCGACAGTCTTTGTGTCGGACTTCGGGATAATCAGGCTGACACTATACTTCGGAGTGCCACCGTTGATGGACTTCGGTTCCCAGACGTTGGCGTAGCTCCAGCGTGTGTTAGGACCAGTGATAACCTTCATGGGATTTGTCATTTTTGCATTTTTACTCATTATCATATTCCTCCATAAAATCATTTTTTGCTGTGTTCATTGCCGGGCGCTTATCGCTCTCCGGAACAAGAGTAGGTTTGCCTTGTGGCTTTTCAATATAGGCTGCAAGGAGTTCTTCGAAGCGAGCTTTGCCGAGCAGGTTCTGCATGGCTGTGATACCAAGCAGCTTCTTTTCATAAGGGTCAAAACCAGCAGCTTTGACAGCTTTCGATACGGCGTCTTCGCTGGTGTATCTGCGGTTGGAACGACCCTCGACCAGCTTCCAGCCGGTCCATTCTTTACCGCTGATTGCCTGCTGGAGTGCATACTCCTTGATGTCACCTGCCCAAGCGACCAGTTCGTCGACACGGGAGAGGATGACTTCGATTTCCGAATCCTCCAACAGTGGCGGCAGCTTGAAATCGTGCTGTGCGAGTAGAAGATTGGCTTCCGCTCTGGCTCGGCATTCATGCTTTGCCTTACAGAATCCGCACCATTCACCACACAGGAAATTTCCATCACCGGCAAAGGCAAGGTCTGCGGTAAGCTTCAGAACTTCATCGGCCCATTGATACAGGTCATCCTTGCTGACTTCGCAGGTAGAAATGTTCTGACGTCTGGGCTGGTAGATGGTCATGCTGACTGTATCGATGTCATAGATGTCATCGAAGAGCTCCAGAGCGCCAAGGGCGTAACACTTCATCTGCGGATTGTCTTCAGCGGATACGAGAATTCCAAGACCGTGCTTGTAGTCAATTACGTGCATGGTACCGTCGCTGATGAGAATGGCATCAGATGTTCCGAAGCCTTGTTCTACCCAACGGGAGAAATCCACTCACTGTTCAATCAGAACAACAGGGTCGGAGCAGGTCTGCTTGGTCTCTTCCAAAAGCTCCATGATGAAGCAGGCATACCCGGTAGCACAATCTTCCATTTCGGTGTTGTATCAGTCGAGACTTTTTGTTGGATCAGTAGCTTTCATGCCAAGTGCTTTGCGGAGCTTGTATTCACAAAGAGAGTGGGCATCGGTGCCTTCTGCAGCATAATCACTACCTTTATCCTCGTAGGTTTCGCAGAGCCTTGCTGATGGTGGGCAGTGGAGCCAGCGGTCAGAAGAGGATGCGGAGAGGATTGCATGTCCTTTAGGTGGCATATTAGAGCACCTCCGCTTCCCTGAGCAGGGCTTCATAATATTTCGGGTTTACGAGTGACAACTTGCTTGCACCGTACTTTTTAAGAAGTTCTCGAATTTCAGCTGTATGTCCGGCACGAGATTTATCAGCCAGAACAGCTCGAACCTCCTCAAGAGTCAGTGTAGGTTTCGCAGGAACGGCAGGGACTTTTGCTTTTTCAGCGGCTTCGGATTCTCCTCCAAACTGCTGTGCGAGCCAGTTTGCTGCATCATTAATAGCAGTGGCAGCATTTCTCAGCTCTTCGATGGTCATAGCCATATCGTTCATTCTTGACATTTACTGTTTCTCCTTCCTCGGATTGTCTGTGTGCGGCGATGATTCTGAGATTCTTCGCCATTCTTGCGGATACCTGGCTGATTGCAGTGAGAGTAGCAATCACTTCTGAGTCAGTGCTGCTTCTGTTGTGAAAAGTTCGATTCACGATGTTCACCTCGCTTTCTGTAGGTCGCTTTGTTTCGCCTTACACTACTCAATGGAGGTGAGATTGCCGTTTGGCCGAAAAAATATAAAAAAGTTTTTGAAAAGAAAAATCGTACCCTGAAAAAACAGAGGACGACCATTCATATTAGATGTAGTCCCTAAGCTCGGAGCGGAGCTTCAGGAGCAGCTTGTCTCTACGATAAACGAATGTATTACGAGAGAGTCCCATTTCCTTGCCGCAGTCACGTTCAGATTTTCCCTGCATAATAAGCTGACAGATAAGACGACCTTCCGGGTCCAGCTCATTCAGCTTTGCATAGAGAGCGTGAAGAAGTTCTGCATCCTCTAATACTTCAGCGATAGCTGTAGATTCATCCGGAACATCGTCGAGCCAGCTCTTTTCGTTCCCGTCGCTGTCATTCACGGTGTTATCGAGGGAAAGCTGGTCGCCAGCCTTGGCATAAGGACAGGTTAAGCAATCCATGTCACATAAATAGCGCTTGCTTGCAGGGCAGACACAACGGCCATGCTCCTGCTGACGCTTGCGATAGGCGTTGATGTCACGATAGTAATTCGTGTAGAATTCCTTGCTGACGTCTACCCAGCTTTTAGATTCTTTGACGTAGATACGATGCGGTTTACTCTGATTTGCATTGTTTGACATATAAAAACCCCCATCTTGTCAATCCGAGATGGAGGTTTCTTGATGCTACCGGCAAAAGGGTATAGTGGTACCACGGTCAGGAGAAATCTCCATCTCATGTGTGCCACCAGCCTTTCCAGTTGCTGGGAGCGATATATTTAATTGAAAAGTCACGTCAGCACTGGAAAGCTGTCTGCGCAAACTGCTGAAGTGATTAATATAGGAAATGAATGAGTGAAATTATGTTGCTGTATCGCTGAACAAAAATTTGCGATGACAAACACAAATTTGACAAACGAAAAGCTCTGTGATATACTTGCTAAAGCGTGTATCTATATTCAGATGCGTTTTTCACTTCCTATGACCTAAGTATATAGGAAAGTGCATTTTTTACCGAACAACGCTGTACATGCTTATACACAGTTGTACACGCTTGATTCAAAATGGAGGTGTTTGGGA